TGACTTCAAGATTGAGGGCAAGGGTATTCGCTTTGGTCTATCTGCTATCAAGTTTATTAGTGATAACATTGCATCTAAGTACCTAGAGGCTCGTCCATTCAAGTCATATCAAGAACTTGAAGAGTTTACATTTGGAAAGGGTAATGGAGTTAACTCACGTGCACTATCAGCACTAAAACTAGTTGGTGCAGCTACCTTTGAAGACAACCCTCGTAATGACGAAGAGATTAAAGAGAACCTGTATGAGTATCTAAACCTACCAGAGTTTAACATCTCAATCCCACAGCACTACCACGCATTCATTAATGACGTGGAAGAGTTTGAGGAAAAGGGATCTTATATCCTAATGGGCATGGTAAAGACTATCAAGCGTGGTAAGGGATGGTCTCGTGTAGAGCTCCTAGACAAGACTGGTAGTGTTGGGATCTTTGACGAAGAGCAAACAGCTATTGAGGCAGGACGTACATATATTCTTTTGTCTAGCGACAATAGAATTGTGTCAGCAATCCCAGTAGACGAGATTAAGACATCAGACTCTTCATTGGTTAAGTTCTTAAACTATCGTCAACTACCATACAAGAATGAAGAATTGTACGTGGTATCATTCAAGCCACGTGTGACTAAGGCAGGAAAGAAGATGGCATCTCTAACAGTAGCAGATGCTAATCGTGACCTACACTCTATCACAGTCTTCCCTACAGCCTTTCCAAAGGCTTACATGAAGATTGATGAGGGTAAGGCATACAACTTTACCTTGGGCAAAACTAAGGATGGAACAGTAATTATGGAGGATGTAGAAAGTGTTTAATCAAACATTAGACAGTATGGCAGAGGCCGTACATGAAACAGCAGTAGAAAAAGGTTTCTGGAATATCATTGAAGGCGAAGAGCAAGAGTTCGTTGATATCTTTATTACGAAGCAGTTGATGATGATTGTGTCAGAGGCTACAGAGGTCATGGAGGCTATTCGCAAGTCACGTGGACCAGAAGAGGTAGCAGATGAGATGGCAGACATCATCATTCGTACTCTTGATCTATACGCTGGTTTGAAGGAACTTGAGTATGTAAACACAGACCTACAGGTAGCCTTTAACAAGAAGACTAGTTTTAATCTAACAAGACCAGAAAGAAATGGAGTAAAGTTCTAATGACAACATATGAAGAAGCTTTAGCAGCACTAGACCCACGCATTCGCAAGCGTTTGTCAAATGGTGTAGGATTTAAAACAGAATATCAAAAGACTCCTAGTCATGGACTTAACCGTGCACTCAATGGTGGATTGCCACTTGGTCGTCAGGTGTTGGTTTGGGGATCTAAGTCATCTGCAAAGTCATCACTATGTCTTCAGATGATTGGTGAAGCCCAAGCTGAGGGAAAGCTGTGTGCATGGATTGATGCTGAGATGTCATACTCTGAGGAGTGGTCACAGCGTCTTGGGGTAGACACAGATAAGCTAATCGTGTCCCAGGCTAGGACTATTAATGAAATGGTTGATGTAGGGACTGCACTTATGAATGCTGGAGTTGACATCATTGTCATTGACTCCATTACATCCTTGTTGCCAGCAATCTACTTTGAAAAGGGTACTGATGAACTTAAAGAACTTGAAAACACAAAGCAAATTGGAGCTGAGTCTAGAGACTTTAGTAACGCATGGAAGATGCTCAACTATGCCAATAATAAAGTCAAGCCTACGATGCTTGTTCTTATTAGTCAATCTCGTAACAATATTAGTGCTATGTATACAAGCCAGCAGCCTTCAGGTGGTCAGGCTACTAAGTTCTATAGCTCAACAGTTATCAAGCTTTTCTCTTCTGAGTCAGACAATCAAGCAATCAAAGGCAAGATTGCGGTGGGAGATAAACTCATTGAAGAGAAGGTAGGGCGTAAGGTCCGTTGGGAAGTTCAGTTCTCAAAGACCTCTCCTGCATTCCAGTCTGGTGAGTATGACTTCTACTTCAGAGGACCTCTAGTGGGAATTGACAGCGTTGGAGACCTAGTTGATACTGCAGAGATGATGGGCATTGTAGAGCGTACAGGAGCCTGGTACATCCTACCAGACGGTTCTAAAGTCCAGGGTAGAGAAGCATTCGTTAATCGTGTAAGAGAAGACCTAGATCTTCAGGACTCAATTAAGGCAAAGGTAAATGGCGAAGTATAGCGTATATACTGGTCAGTTTAAGTGCCAGGTATGTGGAAAAGATGTGTCATCACTAAGATCATATCCAGAAACAAAAGAGCTTACATGGATGTGTGAAGACAAGCATCTAAGTACCGTAAGCATTAACACTAAGAAGACTAAGAGAGATTATGAGTGAAGCTAGCGAAAGCAAGCGTATTGGTGCTAAGCAGCACAAGAACTCAGGCAGAGGAACCCATAAGGGAGATGCTACTTGGGAAAACTTTACAGTTGACTTCAAAGAAGTTGGCAAGTCTTTTACCCTGAATAAAGATGTTTGGGCAAAGGCAACTACTGATGCGATCCGCAATGGCAATGACCCTGCCATTGTGGTCGTCATTGGGGACTCTGGAATCAAGACAAGATTAGCCGTAATAGAGCTATCACTGCTTGACCAGATACTCTCTGATGGTGTATAATAGATATTACAATATTAAAGGATTCTAATGGAGCAAGAGAAAACAACAATAGACATGGTCAATGGTCTCACAGAGATCGCTGACTATATGAATGATGAAGAACTAACTACAGCACTCACATTTATTGCAAAGGTTATTCTTAAACCAGATATCCCACTCAATGTTGCTACAGTAGAAATTGTACGTCTACAGGCTATTGCAGCCAAGATGGCGTTCAAGGCTACATGGCTAACAAACGTAGATAAAGGAGATAGGGCGAAGAAGAATATATACTATACGGCAGCAGAGGCTATTAACCAGCTTGTGTCAGCTCTAAAGTATATTACTCGCTAGTAAGTATTATGGCAAAAAGTTTATTAAAGCAGGTAATGCTAAAACCAGTTCAGAACAAGATTGATTCATTTCTAAATTCTGACGAGCTAATTGAGAAGATTAACTCTGGTTATACAATTAAAAGAGTTCCAAAGTTTACAACCAAGAAAACATTTGCACCTTCAACGATTGCGTTCTCTCATGGAGAATGTCCTCGTTACTGGTACCTTGCTTTTGAGGGTGGCGTATTTGAAGACAACGCAGATGCTTATGGCGGAGCGAATATGACTGCAGGTACGAAGTCACACGAAAGAATTCAGGAAGCAATGGGGAACGTCCCAGACTTCTTGATTGACTCAGAATTTAAGATCACCAACAATGATCCTCCAATCTTTGGTTATGGCGATGTCATGCTCAATTGGGAAGGCGAAGACCTTCTTGGTGAAATCAAGACTATGCCAAATGAAGGATTTGAATATAGAAAGCACGCAGGTAAGCCAAAGACTGGACACCTGATTCAGCTTCTTATCTATATGAAGATTCTAAATAAGTCAAGGGCAGTCCTTATATATGAGAATAAGAATAATCACGAACTGTTGATTCTGCCTGTAGAAGTAGCTCCTGGTAGCTACTATGTTAAGTGGGTAAATGAAGCGTTTGAGTGGATGAGAACAGTTAGGAAGGCATGGGAAGAAAAAACCCTGCCAACCAAAAACTATCGTTCTAACTCAAAGATCTGTAAGACCTGTCCTCTAAGGGCAGTATGCGATCAAGCTGGCGAGGGACAAGTAAAGATTAATTCCTTGGAGTCTCTTGATGAAACATTGTCAATGGTGTGACGCACAGTTCACAACTAAAATTTCGTATCAAATTTATTGTTCGTCTGAATGTAGAGAGGGTGCAACTAGAGAGAAGATAGCAGAACGCTATGCAATCTCTAGAAGAAGCCGTAGGATTGGCAAGACTCGCAAATGCAAGTCCTGCAGCAGCATCCTCTCCGCATACAACGATGACTCCTTGTGCATGAAGTGCACGGTAAACCCAAATGAAGTATCTAAAGCACTAAGAGATATCAAAGGATTTATAAGTGGTAAATTTAGCACAGATGAGTAAAGCCCCATCAAGGGTATGCTCTATTGATGCAAGCACTAACAGCTTGGCCTTTGCAATCTTTGTAGATACAAAGCTTGTGTCGTTTGGAAAGATTAACTTTGTTGGAACTAACACCTTTCAGAAGGTTGGAGATGCTGCAAGGAAAACTAAGGCAGTGTTTGAAAAGTTTGATATTGACGCTATAGTTATTGAACATGCGGTATTTATGAACAGTCCTAAGACAATGGCAGACCTCGCAATGGTCCAGGGTGCCTTGCTAGGATCAGCAATGGGTACAGGAATTAAGAGTGTTGGATCTATCAACCCTATAACCTGGCAGACCTATCTTGGTAATGGCAAGCTAACAAAAGAAGAAAAAGCTTCTATTGTAAAAGACCACCCAGGAAAGTCTGTTGCTTGGTACAAGGGTAAAGAGCGAGACTTTAGAAAGCAAAGAACCATTAACATTCTTAATATTAATTATGATATTAATGTGTCAGACCACGATGTGGCAGATGCTATTGGTATTGGACACTACTCAATTAACAACTGGGGAAAGATAGGGGCTTGACATTATGGCAAATAAACTTTATACTAATGAGATGTGGCTTAAGAAAAGATTCCACGTAGACAGAAAAAGCCCTGAAGCCATCGCACAAGAGTGTGGGGTTAGCGTAGAAACCGTATATGTATATTTGGCAAAGTTTGGATTAAGGAAGTCAAGACGATGAGAATCCTAAAGCATTTTATCAAAGTAGGCAAGGCCTATATTGCAAGGATTGGGTGTAAGCATAAGAGCTCAAACTCAGCATCTTGCCCATTCACTGGTCTAACATATGTTACCTGTGACAAGTGCCTAAAGTATATAAAGATTGAGAAGACACCAGACAATGGCTAAAAAGATTCTTAGCGGAAACACTGAATTCAAAACAGACCTTGAGCGTAAAGATACGATGATCGTAGATGGCTTTGAGGTTGAGCACGGAGACCTGATCAAGGTAGCTGGACAGTACGGACTTAGATTTAAGTTTGACTATCTTGTTACCAACACAAAGACAGGTTCGCAATGGGTAGACTGCTTTGAAGTTTATAGAGGCCAGGTTGGCTGCTATCGCTCTTTCAAGCTAGACTCAGTCAAGCGTATACCAAAGAAGAAGAAGAGGAGTAAGCGTGTCAGCTGAAGACCAACTAGTAGAACACCTTGATCAAGTAAACAAGGTAGTTGAAAAGTATTTAACTGGAGCTGACGCTACTCAGATTTCCAAAGATCTTGCAATGCCAAGACAAAAGGTTGTGGGCTACATCAATGAGTGGCGTGCCATGGCTGCAGACAATGCTGCTATTCGTGCTCGTGCTAAAGAAGCTCTAGTTGGTGCAGACACCCACTACTCAAAACTTATTGGTAAGGCGTATGAGGTCATTGATGACGCTACGACAACTGCAAATCTACAGGCAAAGACTGCTGGCATTAAGCTGGTGATGGACCTTGAGTCCAAGCGTATTGACATGCTACAAAAGGCAGGCTTGCTTGAGAACAAGGAACTTGCAGAAGAGATGCTAGAGATTGAACACAAGCAGGATGTCCTTGTAGCAATCCTAAAAGACATTGCTTCTGAATATCCGCAGGTACGTGACGAGATCATGCGTAGACTATCATCTGTAGCAAAAGACAAAGAAGTAATTACGGTGGTTAATAACGATGTTTGATGATTTCTTAGATGCTCTCAAAGCTGAAAACTTTGCAGAGATCCCAGTAGATGCTAAAACATTTGTTGAGGGCGAAGACTATCTAGCACAGCCACCACTGTCACAGATTCAGTACGATATCGTTGAGGCTATGAGTCAAATCTATAAGCTTCAAGATGTCATTGACCTAATGGGAGAAGTAGAGGGAACACGCTATTACAAAAAGTACACAAAGAATGAAGTCATTCTACAGCTTGGCAAGGGTTCAGGTAAAGACTTTACCTCTACGGTTGCTTGTTCCTATATTGTATATAAGCTACTATGTCTTAAAGATCCTGCAAGATATTTTGGCAAGCCTTCTGGCGATGCTATTGATATTATCAACGTGGCTATTAACGCCCAGCAAGCAAAGAACGTATTTTTTAAGGGATTTAAATCAAAGATCGAAAGATCTCCATGGTTCGCAGGAAAGTTTAATGCTAAGGCAGAAAGCATTGAGTTTGACCATGCTATTACTGTCTACTCTGGTCACTCTGAACGTGAATCCCACGAAGGTCTCAATCTTATTCTTGCAGTTCTTGACGAGATCTCTGGTTTCGCTCAGGAAATTGGAACTGGTAATGACCAAGGTAAAACAGCAGATAATATCTACAAGGCTTTCCGTGCTTCTGTTGATTCTCGCTTCCCAGATCTAGGAAAGGTAGCACTGCTATCGTTCCCTCGTTATCCAGGAGACTTCATCTCTACAAGGTATGACGCTGTTATTGCAGAGAAGAATGTGATTCATAAGCATCACAAGTTTATTATGAATGAGGATCTTCCAGAAGATGCAGAGGGAAACTCTCTAGAGATTGAATGGGATGAAGACGAGATTGTCTCATACAAGTTCCCTGGAATGTTTGCTATCAAGAGACCAACCTGGGTTGTTAATCCTACTCGTAAGATTGATGACTTTAAGCTTGCGTTCTACACAGACATTGGTGATGCCATGCAACGTTTTGCATGTGTCCCTACATTCGCATCTGATGCATTCTTTAAGCAGCAGGAAAAGGTTCGTGCCTGCATGACTATCAGGAATCCAATTGACAACTCTAAGAGGTTTGAAGAAACCTTTAAGCCAGATCCAAACAAGAAGTACTACGTCCATGCTGACCTTGCACAGCGACACGACAAGTGTGCTGTTGCTATTGCTCACGTAGAAAAGTGGGTATCTGTTCAGGTAATGAAAGACTACGAGCAGGTAGTGCCAATGGTGGTGGTAGATGCTGTGGTATACTGGGAACCTCGTGTTGAGGGTCCAGTTAACCTATCAGAAGTTAAGCAGTGGATCCAGAACTTGCGAAGACAAGGCTTTGACATTGGAATGGTTTCGTTTGACCGTTGGCAATCATTTGATATTCAGAATGAACTTAA